ACAGGTGTAGTAGCATCTGATGTTGCAGGAGTTGGAACTGCAAATCAACATGGAGCCGCATGTAGTTTCGGTTAAAATGGAAAATTTATGAGTGGAATAACAGGAAGTAAAATAAATATCAGAGGCTCAGGTAAAATAGCCAAACTGGGAACCGATGGGCAAGTTTTAACAAGTGCTGGTGCTGGGCTATCGGCAGCTTTTGAAGATCTTGCGGCTGGAATATCTTGGCAAGCCATAGAAACAGGGTCAACTATGACTGCTGTTGCTGGCGAAGGATATTGGGTTGACACAACATCCAATGCTTGTACAATTACGTTACCCGCTTCGGCTAGTAATGGAGATACAATTATATTTGCTGACTATGCTAGAACATGGGGAACTTATGAAATTATAATAGATTCAAATGGTTTAAACTATCAAAGCGAGGATGATACTTATACTGTGGAATACTCCACAGATGGTCAAGCCGTTAAGATCGTTTATTCTGATGCAACTAATGGTTGGATACCAATTACTGATCAGAATGTTACCGATGTACCTTTAGCTGGAAATGATAACGGAATATTTGCTTATGGTTGGAATGGTAGTTCATTATCAATGTCTAACATAGTATCCGATGCTGGCGTTGTTGCAACCGATGTTACTGGAGTAGGAACTTCTAGAGAATCTACAGGAGAATGCGAATATGGTGGTGATAAAGGAATCATGGCTTATGGTACTACTGGTAGTGTGGTTAATATGAGTAATTTAGTTTCTAATGCTGGAGTAATAGGGACAGATGTTACAGGAGTAGGAACTGCTAGAAGAGGATCAGCAGGATGTAGTTATGGTACCGATAAAGGAATTTTTGGTTATGGTCTCACTGGTAGTGCTGTTAATATGAGTAATTTAGTTTCTAATGCAGGGGTAGTTGGAACCGATGTTACAGGAGTAGGAACTGCTAGGTACTTTGTAGGTGGGTGTGAATATGGTACCGATAAAGGAATATTTGGCTATGGTGATACTGGTAGTATAAGTTCATTAACTAATTTAGTTTCTAATGTAGGTGTTGTAGCATCAGATACGGCTGGCGTTGGAACTGCTAGAAACCAAATAGCGGCATGCGGATATGGTAGTGATAAAGGAATTTTTGGTTATGGTTATGCTGCTGCTGTTTCTTCATTGAGTAATTTAGTTTCTAATGTTGGAGTAGTAGCATCTGACACAGCTGGTGTTGGAACTGGTAGAAATTCTGCAGCGGCAACGCAATATGGTAAAGATAAAGGCATCTTTGGCTATGGTGGTGGTGCTCCTACTTATGTTTCAATGACTAATTTAGTATCTAATGCTGGAGTGGTAGCATCAGATGTTACAGGAGTGGGAACTGATAGATCAGGCCCAGGAGCATGTTCTTACAATTAAAAAATTATGGCACAAAAATTTAACACAGAATTTAATTACCGATACCAAGTCATAGGCGATACGCCTTGGGAAAGAATTAAAACATTAAAAGGATTTCTTGAAGGTAGAATAAGAGCACAGGCTCTTGAAGAAGTTGGTAAATTAAAACATCAAGCAAAACTTTCAAAGCTAAAACATCTTCAAAATAGCGGAAATGGTCTAGAGCATGAAATTTTAGAACTTAAAGCTGAAATTATAGAACTTGAAAGCCATGAAGGAACTTTAAAAGAAGCCTTTGAACTTACTAAAGATGAAATTAAAATTCTAAAAAAACTGTTAAAGGAACTTTATGATATGGCAGAACCTACAAGGATTGAAGGTTATACCGATGAACAGATGTTTGAAGCAAATGCCGCAAACGAATTTACAGTTAATATGGGTAGAGAAATCCAGTCTGAAATGATTGCCAATGGCAGACCATCTGCGGCTAGAATTCGTAATGCTATGAGTAATCCTTACACTTGGAATGCATTAAAACAAGTAGGATTAATACCTCAAAAAACGAAAATACTAGAAGGGAATCCAAATCCACAATTAAAAATAGAACTTAAAGGGGTTGAAGATGAAGATATATAATGATAAGGAGGTTATATGAAATTATATAAGCTAGAAGCAAGTAACTGGGAAACCTTTTTTGGTACACGAGAGGAACCTATTGAAAGAGATGTTATAACAATAGCACAAACACCAAATTGTGATGCTTTTCTATTCTTAGCTAAAGATGCTCAAGACGGATTAGAATTATTAGATTCTGTTCCAGCAGGATTTGATTTTACCTATTGTCAAGAATGGGGTTTAACCATTGACGATGATGTCGTTGATAGAGTTATTATAGATTTAAGAAAAAAAGCCTATCCAACTTGGCAAGACCAACTCGATGACATTTATCATAATGGCATTGACGGTTGGAAAGCTACGATTAAAGTAACTAAAGACAAATATCCTAAATCTGCTTAAAGGTTTATCTCCTCAAGAAAGGTGTCCGATGATCTTTAGTGATGTGGTTCGGCGGACCTACATTTAAATGAACCGTGAAATTTTATTCCCGACTCCTGTCTATTTTAAAATGGTTAAGGACCCTCAAAAACTAAATAAATATTTATTTCCCCTCATTAAAGCCTGGAGTAAAAAAGATAAAAGTGAAGAGAAGACCAATGCCGGAGGAGGTTGGCATAGTCCAATCGATATGAATCATAAAAAAGAATATCAACCTTTGACCGATGAACTTTTCACCATGCAAGATGAAATTTATAAAGACTACGGCATGGAACCTAAACCAGGACTCGGAAATATGTGGGCGAATATTAATTATCCAGGGTCCTATAACAAACAACATATGCATCCTAACTCTCAATGGTCGGGTGTCTATTATGTGAAGGTTCCGAAGAATTCCGGTAGTTTATTTGTCGAAGATCCACGACCAGGCCCTAATATTATATTGCCTCGCCGTATGAAGGGAATACCCAGAGCACTTTGGCACGTGGTGACTTACCCTGCTATTGAAGGACAAATGATTATGTTTCCAGCATGGTTGACGCATGGTGTAGAAATGAATGAGTCTAAAGAAAAAGAAGAAAAGGGCTGGCGCGTCTCGGTTTCCTTTAATTTTATACAGGTGTAAAGAGTTGATCTCCACTAAAATCTAGTATAATTGTAATAGAAACGGATTTTCTATGCTACATAAAATCAGACTTAAGCCTGGATTAGATAAACAATCTTCAGATACAGGAGCCGAAGGGAAATGGGTTAACGCCGATTATTCTCGTTTCCGTTATGGTTTTCCTGAAAAAGTAGGAGGATGGTCTCAACTCGTTGCAGATAATTTAATCGGAGCCGGCCGTGATCAACATACCTGGGTCGATTTAGCCGGTAATAAATACGCTGCGATTGGAACCAATAAATGTTTATACATTTATTATGAAGGTGCAATCTATGATATCACTCCTCTAGATACAGGACGTCAACAAACAGGCTCTACTTTCAAAATGGTTAGTGGAGATGCAACAGTTACTCTTACAACCAGTACTGCTCACAGTGCTTCGGTTGGAGATATTATTTTATTAGATAGTGTGAGCGGTGTTACGGCTTTATCAACAGGATTTACTGATGCTGATTTTGAAGATACTTTATTTGAAGTCAAAGATGTACCGAGCGCTACTACCATGGACATTGAAATGGCTAGTAATGCTACAGGAAGTGCTACAGGAGGATCTACTACCATCGATTTTTATTATGTGATTGGACCGATCAGTCAAGGATATGGTTATGGTTTTGGTACTAATACTTTTGGAGGATATACTACACCCCTTACGACAACGACCATAAATAATGCAGGCGTTTTAGCGGCTGGTGCAACCTCTTGTATATTTACCAGTACCTCTGCTTTTCCTTCAACCGCTGCCGGCGGGGGAACCATTTTAATTGAAAGTGAATTAATTACTTACACAACCAACAACACGGGAACCAATACGCTTTCTGGATTTAGTCGAGGCGCGGAAGGAACGAGTGATGTTGAACATGCCAATTCAACTTTAACTTATGATGCCACAGACTTTGTAGGATGGGGAAGTGCCAGTACCAATTCAAACATTGTTATTGAACCCGGTCAATGGAGACTTTTAAACTATGGT